ATATTATCTGGTGTCCTTGGAGCTGTAGGGGGATTTGACACATTCATGTCAGGCTTGATATTTATAGTGTCTGCTGTTGTTGTTGGATTCTTTGCGGGAATGATATGGGATTTGATAGATGGAAAAGTTGACAGTCTAGTACTGCATGGATTAAATGGCGTTGGTATTGCTTTGTTACTTATAACAGTACAGGCATTACTTAAATTAGTAGGATTATTTGGAGGTTAAAAATGGCAGTTGATTTGGATGCATTGCGTAAGAAGCTCGCGCAGTTGAGCGGTCAGAACTCTCGAAAGGACAAGATGTGGAAGCCTCAGCCCGATGAAGAGTCGACGGTTCGTATTATTTCCTTTCCCAATAATGATGGACAGCCCTTTAAGGAGTTGTGGTTCTATTACAACATAGGCAACAACCCGGGTATGCTGACACCGCATCAATTTGGTAAGCCCGATCCGGTGCAGGAACTCATCAACAAGCTTCGCTCTGACGAAACAAAAGAGTCGTATGAGCTGGCCAAGAAACTGTATCCCAAGATGCGGTCCTTTGCCGCTGTTATCGTCCGTGGGGAGGAAGACAAGGGTGTCCGTTTGTGGTCGTTTGGCAAGACTGTATATCAGGAGTTGTTGAAGGTGATGTTGGATGCTGATTATGGCGATATCACCGACCCAAAGGAGGGTTTTGATATCAAGGTCAACGTCACACAACCACCGGGTAAGTTGTATGCGGAGACATCAATTCGCCCACGACCAAAAACAACTCCACTGTCTGCAGACAAGGACAAGATCAAGGAGTGGATGGATAGTATTCCCGATCCCAATGATTTCTACACACTGAAGAGTTACGAAGAGCTGGAGAACATCATTAATGCTTGGTTAGCCGACCCAGACGATGTGAGCACTGGCACATCTCGAGGAGATACGCCAGAGACGCCTACTGCTTCAACAGCTAAGCTTACGATGGGTACCACAATGAAGAATTTGGATGATGCCTTTGCTGATCTCGAAGACATTTAATTCTGAACTGTGATGTGACTGGCGGGGCGTCTTTCGGGGCGCCCCGCTTTGTTCAAGCAGCCCAAAAAAATTACAATATCAATGGGAGAAGAAAATGGCAAAGAAGAAAAACACAAAAGAAATTGAGAATCCGATGGACGACTTTACTAATGATTTGATCAAGTCCATCAACAAGGACCACGGGTCCAAGATCGCGTACAATCTTAACAGCGAAACATCACCTACTCACGTCAAGAACTGGATCAGTACTGGTTCTCGGCAGTTGGATTACATTATTTCTAATCGACGAAATGGGGGACTGCCAGAAGGTCGTATTGTGGAGATCTTTGGTCCCCCGTCCATTGGCAAGTCCCACATTGCTATTCAGATTGCTCGCAGCACACAGCAACAAGGTGGTATTGTGGTCTATATCGATACTGAAAACGCCACTTCTGTCGAGAACTTATCATTGTTGGGTGTCGATATCTCTAAACGTTTCGTATATGTAGATACCCATTGCACTGAAGAGGTGTTGTCCATTGCTGAATCCACCATTCTGAAGTCGAAGGCAATGTCTAAGAGTGTTCCTATCACTATCATTTGGGACAGTGTGGCTGCATCATCGCCTAAGGCAGAATTGTTAGGGGATTATGACAAGGACAGTATCGGACTGCAGGCTCGAGCTATTTCGAAGGGAATGCGCAAGATTACCGGAATCATCGCTGACCAAAATGTGCTACTGGTTGCGTTAAATCAGACACGTACAAAAATCGGAATAATTTATGGAGATCCAATGACTACGAGCGGTGGAATGGCTATTCCTTTCCACGCCTCGGTCCGCATCAAACTCGGCGCAGGTTCCCAGATTGTTGATAAGAATAAAAATGTTATCGGTATCAATGTGTCAGCCAAGACCATCAAGAACAAAGTGTCAGCACCTTTCAGAAAGTGTGACTTTGAAATCCATTTTGGAGTTGGTATTAAGGAACACGAGCAATTATTTGACTTTCTGCGGGCTCACGGAGAACAGCGAATCGGAGATGTTTTGATTCAGGTTGGTGGCACCGGTGCTTGGAAGGAATTAGTGGTTTCCAACGCAATTACTGGTGAGGTAATCATTGAAAAGAAGTTCTACAAGTCTGAGTTTGATACAGTCTTGGAGGACCCGCAATACGAACCTTATCTGGAAGATTTGATCGAAGCGGCTTTTGTCAAGAGTTCAACCAGCTCCAGCAGCATCAATATTGATACTGATTCCTATGTGGAAGTCAAAGCAGTGTCTGATTTGCTGGAAGACTCAATGGATGAGTTGAGTGTGTAAATGGAGATCTCCACCGAGAAGCCTGTCCTAATTCTGGACTCACTCAACGTTTTCATTCGACACTTTATTGCAAATCCATCAATGGCTATAACCGGCGAACACGTCGGTGGAATCATTGGTTTTCTAACAGGGCTTGGGAATTTATGTGAGCAGTTCTCTCCTTCCCGGGTGGTAATTGTCTGGGAATCGGGTGGCAGCATCAAAAAAAGAGGAGCTGATCCGGAATACAAAAATGGCCGGCATCCTGCAAAACTCAATAGATATTATGGGGACGATCTTCCAGCCACGTCCGAAAATCACGCGATGCAAATGTCTTTTCTTGTCAAAGCTTTGGGTTACTTGCCAGTGACACAGGTGTACGTCAGGGACTGCGAAGCGGATGACATCATAGGATACATAAGTCAGTATTCATTCGGTTCAACACGTACAATCCTGGTGTCTTCTGATAAGGATCTGTATCAGTTGATAGATGACAGGGTGCAGCAATGGTCACCCGGACAGAAAAAGCTGATCAGCTGTCAAGATGTTGTTGACAAGTTTGGTGTTTCGCCCGAGAATTTT